GAGGTTTAGTTCTTAGAGGTATTAACGAGGATGAAGACAATCTCGGAAGTCCAAGAGTTGACGGTTTAGCTGATCCTGATGGACAAAAAGCAGTCGGTTCAAGTCATGCGAGTAAGACCGCAGTAAATGGACTATCTGCAGCATCAAATGGATCACATCAGCATAATGCAATTGTTGAAAACCAAGGCAGTGGCGGAAGTAATTATAGCTCAATATCGGCAACAGGATGGAAGAATGCGATTTCTCAAGATCCTCCATTCAGTCGACCACCAGTTGGTGAATCTGCTGGATCACATACTCATACTCTTAGTGGAGATAATGAAACTGTTTCAGCACATGGATCGACATATATATACGTTAAAATCAACAGGTAGATAATATGAAAAACTATGCAGAACTGATCAAAGCAAGACTCGAACAAGTTACTGGCGTTATTGCTCAGTCTGCTAAAGGTTTAATCTACTTCAAGTCTGATACAGACAGGCCAATAATCGATGACGGTACAGACGTATCGCAGATTATGATGGAGAAGCATTTACCAGAAGCTAGGCGAGCAGCTAAGGTTCAGTTAGATGAAGCTGGAACAGGAAATGAGATCGAAGGTATCTTACCTGTCACTAAGGGCGGAACAAATAACTCAACATTAAATTCACGCGGCTTATTGTTTGCCAATCAAGCTGCAGACACTGTAGATACCGACCCAGAGATGTTTTGGGATGATGTGCTTAAAAAACTTCAAGTGGGAACCGGGTCTGCAACAGCGCAAAAACTTACTGTTTATGGTGGCTTTGCTGTAGAAAGTGGTTCAAGTTATTTCCAAACAATTAACGGAACAGCAATAAGAGTGTCATCAACACTGCAGGCATCTGTACCATTCCCAGCAATGACCGAGGCCCAAAGAGACTTACTTGCACTTGTTCCACCAGAAGGATCAGGTGTATACAATTTAGATACAAAACGATTAAATACATATGACTCAGATGCAGCAGAGTGGATAGAGGTTGGCTCAGGAGCTGGCGGATTATCATTCTGGCAGAAAGAGTTATCAGCAGACCTTAACTCTGATGGAGTTATCGGTGATCTTGCTGTTACCGGTTTAACAATTGGTGAGAAGTATAAAGTAACACTCAATGTGAGGGCCGTTAGACAGGCTACCGCATTAGATGAAATACAAGAGATTACGTTCTCTGCAGTTCCTACATATGGAACATTTAAAATAGATTACGATGGAGATCTAACAGAGCCAATACCTTATGATGCAAATGCAGCTTTTGTGCAACAACGTCTCGAGGATTATACAAACATAGGAGTTGGAGACTGTGTTGTCTCTGGTGACTTTGCCACTGGATTCACATTATCATTTGGTGGAGCTCTATCTAACACAGACGTTCCAGAGGTTATAATATCTGACAACACGTTGGTTACTGGTGAGACAGGCGGAACAAACGAAGTTCAAGATCTTGTCTTTAGTGCATCTCCTACAGGTGGAACATTTACAATTACATTCGATGGATCAACTACTGCACCTATAGCTTACAATGCTAGTAATGCGGCAGTTAAAGCGGCCCTAGAGTTGCTTCCTAACATTAACGGTGTCACAGTAACAGGAATCTAATGGCAGGATATAGATTAACATTCGATGGTAGTCTTAACGAGCGTAAGGACGTTGCTCAGGCTATTGGTAATAGTTCGTTATCTCAACAGATAGTCTACACCCCTTCTAGATGGGATAATATTGTTGACCTGAGTAATACCATGAAGGGAGATTTTGATCAGCAACCCAATACATATTTAGAGGGCTGGTATAATGGTTCATCTCCCGGAACTATAAATCATGCTGGCGGAAACGCTGAGATCATTCCATTGAATATAAGTAATAGTCATTATTTTTTTATGACTCCTCAATATGCTGGCGGCTTCTCTGGTACTATCGAAGTAAGGGTTAAGGCGAGAAATAACGGCTTCCCTTGGGTTAATATGTTCATTAATATATCTGGTATAAATGGTGACAGGTCACTTAACTCATCTGGCGGAACTGCAATATCCGGATCGGTTAATGTTGCCAACGCTTGGACAACGTATAGCTATCCGTTTACAATAGTTGGAACCACTAGATATATAAGAGTAGGGTTTGTATCAAACGTATTAGCCAACAAAGGTTACGATGTAGATTATATAAAAATATACCAATCAGGCGGAGTATCTATTGCGCCATCAACATTTATTGCAGGAGTAGCGCCAACGGGTGGCGTTGCAGAAACGGCATCACCGTCAACAATAGTCGATGGGCAGTCAGCAATAGCTGGAGCCCCTAAGTTGTTCGGAGCAAAAATAGTACACGCCGCATCTGAAGTTTTCAGCGCAAAATACCTACCACCAGCAACAGTGTCTCAGGATGCTGAGGCCAAGGTGAGTAAAGAGAAATACATAACAGCAACCGCCACGTCTATCTCAGTCGAGGCTGAGGGATTAGGTGGAGCTGATAAATTAGGAGCAGGACGTACATCTATTGTCGTTGAAAATGTTCCTGGGACGGTTGAAAACTAATGGCCGGATATCGAATCACATTTGATGGTAGTTTAAACGAGAGGAAAAATATTCCTCAATCTACTGCTGCCAGCTCATTGCTAAATACGGTACAGGTATCTCCTGCTAGTTGGGATAATATAACCTCGATTAGTACGCAGAATTATACATCGTTTTCTCCCGTAGTTCCAAATGCTTACACAGAAGGAACTTGGCAGGGTGGTGGATGGACTGCTGGCCCATTTTATGCTGGTGGAAATGTCAATGGAACGATAGGCCCACTGTCAGCACCATTTTTCATAACTCCTAATCTGACAGGAATATATAACGTGAAGATACGGATGAAGGTGTTTTCTGGCAGTAACTGGTTGTTGTCCCTTACCAAACCAACAAGTGGTGGTGCAACTAGAAACATGGAAAATACGTTTGCGTCAGGTTCAACAAGCTTACAGGCGCTTAACGGTACTAATATAGGCAACTTTCACACGTACGACTTTGGTGACCACTCTCTCAGTAATCAGTGGTTTGGTCTTCAGTTATATAACTTTGATTTTAGTGTTGCTCGTAATATTGAAATAGACTATGTATTAATAACTCAAGGCGGTGCTGTTACGATAACACCATCTACGTTCGTTCCTGGTGTTGCTCCAGCGGGCGGAATCGCTACGGTTGCAAGTCCACTCACAATAACAAACGGACAGTCAGGACTGTCTAACCCAGCAAAACTATTCGGGGCCAAGGTGGTTCATGACTTATCTGATATACTTGAAGCTAAATATTTACCATCAGCAGATGCAACACAGGATGCTGACTTATCGATGAGCGATACCGAGTTCTTTACAGCTACCACTACAAGCATATCAGTAGAAGCTGAAGGCTTAGGTGGGCCAGACAAGTTACGGGGTGGAGACACTTCTGTTATAGTAGAGAATGTTGCCAATACGGTGGAGAACTAATGGCTGGTTATAGGATAGAATTTAACGGATCATTAATAGAGCGCAAGAACCTTGTGCAGTCTACTGGTAATAGCTCACTTGTTGCCGTCGGCCCACCATCTGTAGTATCACCAGTAGTATGGGATACAATGACTCCTATTCAAAATAATGCATTTCCGGGGGTTTACCCAAATTCATACACAGATAATTGGTTTCTTGGTGCGCCAACAGCTATTAGCTATGCAGGCGGTATAGTAACAATAGATCATCAATGGATAAACGGATCACAGTTTATAACTCCTGACATAACGACAGATATTATTTGGGAGATCAGATGGCGACCTACTCTTAACTGGGTTACAATTGGTGTCTACTCTAAAAACACTCCACCGTCGAGGGCTACTAACAACTTCGGAGTATTGGTGGGGCTTGGTGGGTCTTATGCTCAGACAGCAACATGGCGAGTAGACAGTGGAACCTTTATAAACTCAAGCAATCAGGCATTGATGTTTCAATTGTTTGCTGGTGGTGGTGGCATAGCCGCTGCACAGTGGGAAATAGATTATATAAAAATATCAACACCAGGATCTGCCCCAGTAACAATACTCCCAGCTACAAATGTGGAAGGAGTGGCTCCTACAGGTGGAGTGGTAACCATACCCTCGCCATCAACGCTTGTTGACGGTCAGGGAGTTATAGCAGGCGCACCTAAATTATTTGGTGCTAGGGTAGTGCATGACAGTTCTGATATAATGAGTGCAAAATACTTACCTCCTGCCGATGTGTCCGAGGATGCAGAGGCCAACGCGAGGACAGTTAAGATTATAACAGCTACATCTACGTCATTGTCAGTAGAATCTGATGGGCTAGGATCAGCAGAAAGATTGGGCGCTAATGACACATCCTTGATTGTTGAGGAGCACTTAGGCGCACTGGAGAATTAATATGTACACATTAGTAGACCTGAATTGGATCAAACGAGACTCTGACAATGTGCTGTTTACGAAGAAGTCTGAAATATACCAAGAGTATGTTGATTATTGCGATGCTGGATCTCCAGTGATTTCAATAGCTAACGAAGACATGTTCGAATCTGCTGCGGGATTGTATGATGGAAAATCATGCGTATTCTGTAAAATTAAGCCAGCAGGCAAGGTTTTAAGGTCTGAGTATCTTCAGTTGAGCAAGAAGCGAAAAAGAGGTAAACTAATTAAAGAATTATGTCAATCTGTACTTCTCTATATTACAGGGAAAAACGATGTATCAGGCACATCGCCAGAGGATATAGATACAATGGTTGCTAATAACGCAGCATTGTTGACACATCTTGCTAATAATAGACATAACTCAGCGAAAACGCTTATAGATGCAATCACGCCAGATGCGCTGATAACTCAGCTAGACTTGGACAATGTACAGAAAATGTACGACTCATATGTTTCAGAAATCAATGCGATAGTTTAAGGAGAATAGAATGTCTACAATACCAGGAACAGAAGGTTTTACGAATGGGCCATACGAGATACCGGATCCGAAAGAAGCCGGAAATAGCGTATTCGATAAGCTTGAAGAGTTTATGGATAGAATGGCTACTCACACTCATTCTGGGGCTGACTCAAATAGCATCACGCTAAACATATCAAAAGGTGTACAGGAACTTGTAAATACTGTCGACTTTGTGTGGGATCTTATCTCTGCAGACAAGTACAGAGCAAGCGTTCCGACTGTTGTTGGCGCTAACTTTGATGATAACGTAAGAACATACTACTATAGAGACGGAGCAGAGCCTAAGCAGTTCCATCCGACTATCGAGAAAATAGACAACAATAACTATTACATCTACTCAAACGATAATACAATAGACCTTAAGGTGGTAACAATCTAATGCCGTTCAAGTACGATGAGATTGTAATCCGAGACTTCACGGGTGGGATTACAGATAACTACATTAACGCGAATAAGAATCAGTATGAAATAGCTGATAATTATCTAATAAACGACAATGGCCTAGAGCTCAGAAGTGGTAATCATGTGATATACGACTCTGAATCTCTACAGAGAATTATGGGTCTATTCGCAATGAATGATGACTTGTTCGTGATTCGTGGGGCATCGTTTTATAGATTCAATCTTGGGGCTCTTGATATTATACAGCCGCCTAGTTTATCTAGCTTTTTTCCTGTTGAGAACGATCAATCATATCCATCAGCTTCTGAGTGGCGAAACCAATTGCACGTAACCAATAAAGGTGTTGGGAATATCTACAATAGGCCAATGAGAGTATGGAAAAACGATCTTAATGTCTTCGAGACTGTTGAGCTCGGATTGCCTGCTTTTGATGGATCCGGAGTTTTGTTTACTCCGACTGCCGTTGGGGCAACATTCAACTATCTTTATGCAATTATATATGAATACACATACAAGGTTGGCGATACAACATTTAAAAACGTATCTACAGTCTTCCAAGAAGCAGTAACTACAGGCACAGCCATTGGCGCATCGTCTGTCAATATAACTAATCTACCTATTCTTAATGAAGCCAGGTTGGATAATAGCGTTATAATCAAGGGAATATATAGAACACAACACAACGGAACAGTTTTTAGAAAGGTTGGCGATGTAAATAATGCCACAACTATCTTCACTGACAATATACCTGATGCCACTACATGGGCAGACGGAATACTACTCTACACTGATGGCGGATTAGTCCAGCACTCTCAGGCTCCAAAATGTAAATACATGATGATTGTTAACGATATTGCGTATTACATGAATGTGATCGAGGAGTTGAGTACAGGTGAAGAATTACGACCATACAGATTTGTACAAAGTATACCGAATGCGCCGTCAGCAGTTGATGAGACGTTTTTCGAGGATCTTGACGATGATATTATTGGCGGTGCTCATGTTAAGGGTTTACCAATTATCTTCACGAAATCATTTATCTACAGAATCGAAGGTAGGCTCAATGTCGATGGGACGGGTACGATACGTAAAAGAGTAATATCCGATACAATTGGATGCGTTTCTCATAATGGTATAGTTAGAACTGGACAGGGGATATTCTTTGCAGGCCTTCACGGGTTTTATGTTACTGATGGATATACATACAGGTCATTAACTGCAGAAAAGCTCGATGACTCTTACCAGAAGCTTGTAGACACAATAGCTCAGGGCGAGAGGATTGTCGGAACATATGATCAGAAAAACGAAAGGATCCTTTGGGCATGTAGCGATACTACAGCAGAGAACGACCTTGAGTGGGTTCTTGACTTGAAGTCTCTTAACTTCACAAAGATTAACGGTATCGAGATGTTCTTTACTCATATCTTGTACAAGGATGGAAACATTCTTCGTGGCGATGAGCAGGGATTCATATACGAGTTTGACGACGATGATGCTACAGATGTTAGGCGAGAGTTTGGCGTTCCCTCAGCAGATTGGCAAACAGAGCGTATACCATATAAATACAAATCAGCTGCAATAGATGGCGGAAATCCTCACATTAGAAAGTGGGGCCATGAGATGACTATATCAATAAAGTCGAATGTTCCGGCAGCACTTAAGCTCACATCTAATAATGATGACGGCGAGAAGATTAAAGTCATGAAAGAGATCAGGTTATCTGGATCTTGGATATGGCGTGACCCTAACTTTGTCTGGAGGAATCCAGAGTTCGTTTGGAGATTAGCCGAGACTCAGTCTAGCCAGCGTAGATTCCCAAGAGGATCAGCTAGGTTTAGAAGAAAGCAAGTTCAGATAGAGCCTGCTAGAACTAATTTATTTAAGTCTGACAACATAGATTTGGCAGACGCATCATATGTTGATGCTGGTGATCCCAACGAGTTTTATATAGACATACCTATTACGACTAAGTGGCCAACGAATATCCTGCTTGACTTCATCACGTTTGAAGACACTGATTACGTGGTTGAACATCAGATAGTAGAGAGAGTTACAGATAACAGACTAAGAATAACTGGCGGAACTCTCTTTCCTGGAACTGATAAGAAGTGGGTAATTAAAGGCTTCAAAAGGCCTCAACGCATGGAAATCAAAGCATTATCTATAACTATGGCCCCAATGGACAATACCGGTGGAGACTATAAAACATCTGAATCAGGAGAAAACTCGTGAGTTATGACATAGAAATTGATAACATCAAGGTTGAACTAGACGATAAAACAAGAGATAATACGAGAGCCATATTCGATTCGTTGAGTAAAATCCAAGAGATACTAATTGATATCGATAAGCGACTAAAGGCCGGTGCATTATGAGCAAAACTCTATTAGATATTAGAACGCAGATCAAGGACGATCTAGATCTAAACGAGGAAACATTTGTAACAGATGTTGATGTCGACAGGTTTATCAATGATGCGATAGAGACTGCAGAAGCAGAGATTCATGATTTATATGAAGACTACTTCATGGCAGATATTATCACACCAATAGCTATCGGTGAAAATAAGTTCGATTATCCAGCAGACATATACGGAAACAAGATCAGAAAGATTGTGTACAAAGAAAGTGCAGCGGCTAAGAACTCAACATCACATGAGGTCAAGCAGGAAAAAGACATACTAAGAGCAATATCGAGGGATAACTATGAAATTGATAGCGTTAATCCAACTCTTACATGGACTCCTTCAAACAATGCAGGAGAAGGCCGGAAGATTCGCACCTATCCTGCGACTGGTCGAGCTGGTGTTCTTGTTATATATTATATACGTAATGCTGCAAGGCTGTCATTAGACACAGATATTTGTGACATTGACGAGTTTGAAAGATTTATAGTTCAGGCAGCGAAGACTGCTGTGCTATTTAAAGACGGGGATCCTCGCTTCACAGAGAGTAAAGCTCTCGAGGAGCAGTTAAAGACAGCTATGGTTAACACGCTTTCTAATATGGTTCCTGACAATAACGATGAAGTAGAATTAGACCTTGGCCATTACGACGATATGGTTGGGGGAATTGGAGATTACACATGGGAATACTAAAATATCTAAGACAGGTTCTTTTGGATGAGAGAGGAATATTCGGTCTATTTGGCGGAGATGATCCTGCCCCGTTCGTACTTCCAGATAAAGAAGCAAGGGCCAAAATAGACCAGTTTCAGAACTTTGGACAAAGCGCTGTCACAGGGCCTAGTCAAGCCGGTCAGCTCTCTTTAGATGAGCTCGATAGACAGAAGCAATTATCACTCGGACAGGCTGCACAAGCCGGTCAAGCAGGTCAGGCTACGGGTTTATCAAACCTACAGCTCTTTGGTGGAGCGGGCGGTGGGTCAGGTGAAAGACTGACTCGTCAAGCTGGACAAAGACAACAAGTTGGAACACAGCAACTACTATCAGACTTCTCTGGACAACGTAGTGGATTATTCGCTGGTGATCTAGCTAATGAGCAACAAAGAAGAGACAGAGCTAAAGAGCAAGCCCTTCAAGGTGAGCTCGGAATATTGGGTGCAAGAACTTCAGCAGAACTTGGTCGAGTTGGTCAAGCTGCTCAGAAACGTGCTCAACGTGGGCAGTTATTTGGGACACTTGGAACGCTTGCTGGTATAGGACTTGGTGGCGGAGTCGGTGGCGGATTAGCCGGCGGAGCAATCGGTAAATTATTTGGATCATAGGAGAATACAATGGGCGTACTAAAAGATATCGGATCAGGAACAAGAAGCAGGCTTTTTGCTGAACAAATGAAAGGCCAAGTGCCTGAGCAGGAAGCGATAGTTCAAGATCTTAATGCTCCTGGCTTTCTCGAGAGAATAGGAGACTTTTTCTCATCTGCAAAAATGCCAACTGGAGATCAGGTGGTCGGAACAAATGAATCAAGAGGCCAGAGTCCATTAGGAAAGATGTTTTCTGGTAAACAAGGTGATATAATTGGGCAATCATTATTAGACCTACAGAAGCGACAAGCTTTACAGCCGGTTTTGGAGACTGAGGCTCTATTTAGAGCATTTGGAAAAGGTGGAGGTCTTACCGATATAGCTGAAAAAGGTGCTCTTGGATCAGATCCTATCTCAGATATTAGAGAAGGAAAGCTTCTTAACGAGAAAACAGATATGAACAGACAATTCAGAAGAGCCATTCTTGACAAGATTAGAAACAGAAAAAGCTCACATAAGAACTCTGCTTTTGACCTAGAACGGTTTGGTTCAGATAATGACGGACTCGGGAAGGGTGTTGGATTCGGAATTGATCTTGGCGCTGAAAGGAAAATCTAATGGCTGAATTAGAATTATTAAAAAAACGTATGCTTAATGCTAACCCATTTGAAGATGACTTCAAAAGAGCTCCATCTAGCGTTCAGTTCGAAGAAGAATCGAAACCTGTTCAGGCTAGTGGAAATGAAATAGTTAACATTAACAATATTATACAAAAAAGAGTAAGCGAGTCTATTGATGATGAACCTGTTGACGAATTACTTGTTGATAGACTTAGAGCATTTAAAGAAAGAAGACAAGGCAAAACACCGTCAAACCAGCTATCCAAAACGGCTCTAGCAGAAGGAAAACTACAAGCCAAACTTGGTGGAAAAGGTAGCTTTAAAGACACTATGAGCCTTAGAAGAATGTGGGCTGGATTGCCGACAACTAAGGATACTCAGGACATTGTTCAATCATTTACTAAGATAAGAACAGCAAGAGATACTCCTGCAGGAAATATGGGCCTAATCTTCAACTTTATGAAGATGCTTGACCCAGGTTCTGTTGTTAGAGAGTCTGAATTTAGGGCTGCAGGAAAAGCTGGCGATCTTCCAGATAAGATTCAAAGCGCATACGATCTAATTATTTCAGGTAAAAAATTAACAGTTAAACAAAGGGCTGACTTCTTTACCACAGCTCACGAGATATACAAGGGCCAGAAAGAATCTCAAGCATCTATTGATTCTCAGTTTCAAGGATTAGCAGGAGAGGCTGGTATTACATCAAAGATACCTGTACAATTCTTCAGAAAGGGTCTTGACTCTCAACCTAAATGGGTAAGAGATTACAACAAAAAAGAAAGAGCTAAAGAACTTGAGGGCGAAGTGAGAGAAGGCGCTAACGGTAAATTCTATCAAGTATTAGATGGACAAGTTAAAGAAGTTAAATAGGAGATCTTGGTGGCTGGAGATAAGAATAAAATGACAATAGACGACTTTCTAAAAATGGAGAAGGTCGAATCTGCTCCGATAGCTCAGGAAGAAAAAGAGCAGGGAATCCTTATGGATACCCTAGATGGCGTCATATTTGTTGCAGATGAAATAGATAGCCTTACTGGAGCACCTACAAGAGCAGCCGTTAGAGCAGCACAAGAGGGCGATAATCCAGTAAGTGCGTTTATAGATCAATTCGGAAGAGATACATCTAAAGCTCCAACCGGTCAAGATATCGTTAGAAGAACAAGCATATTTGATAAAGACTCTGCAGCAGAAGTTGTTATGGGGTTTGCGGCAGATGTAATGATTGATCCGACAGCAGCCATGTCGGCAACAGTAAAACTTACTGGGAAGGCTCTTAAGTCGTTTGCTACAACTGCAAAAATAATGAATGAAGTTAAGGATATAACTAGAGTCAAAGCTAAGGCCAAGGCTGCTAAGTCTGCGTTCAAAGCTGTTGCACAAAATTCAACAACAGAAGTTGTCGACTCTGCGCTTAGGTCAAAGGGAGATGTTGTTATAGGTAGAGCGTTAATGGATCGAGGCATGGGGCCACACTTAAACAATCCACCAAAACTATTAGACAAGATTAAGGGAACTCAAAAATATAAAACAATAGAGGCTGCTGGCCCAGATGGCGTTATAGACCATTTTGAAAAGGTAGCGACTAGGTCTGGAGATGGGGCAATATCTAAAATATCAAGAGAAACGGACAGTCTTTTAGAGTCTGCTGTTGAAAACGGAGCTGAGCAAGTTGACGTTAAAACACTTGGTGATGTGCTACTAGAAAGATTCTCAAAAGAAGCTGTTGACCCAACAACCGGTGAGGCATGGGATCCTAAATATGTAGAAGAGTACAAGACGCTGTTTGATAAGCACGTTATAAAAACCGATCCAGCAGTCTACAGGAGAGGGATAGAACCTCCGACTCCAGGTAAGTTTAAAGTTGGTATCCCTAAGCAACCCGAGATTGGAAACTTTAGAAGCGTTAGCGAGGTTCAGAAACTTAAAAGAGGTATTGGTAAACAGATATCTGATGCTGAATTTGCAGCAGGTATAGAGCCAAAAGACGCCATGAAGCTAAGGGTTTTGAAAGATATATATCACTCTCTAAATCCAATGATAGAGCATGCGGTAAGAGATGTTGTGATAGAGTCTGCACAAAATGGCGCAAAGATGCCTATGGCCTTTATGATAAAGAAAAATAATGCCGATGTATCAGCACTAATGGAAGTGTCCGAGATGGTATCTAAAACCAGAGCGAATGTTCTTATTAATAACGACACAGCTCAAGCCTTAATGGCCGGTGGAGCGTCCGTTGTTACTGCTGCAAGTTTAGTTGCTAGTGGAATGATGAGCCCGACTACCGCAGCCCTTATTAGTGGTGGAGCTGGTGCTGTAGTGGGATCAAGATCAATAGCCAAAGTTCTTCCAAAGTTGTCAGCGCAGGCAGCAGAGTTTATATCGAAAGGCAAGGTTTCAAAGAATATTCACAGAGCAGCCGCAGCCGGAGGATCAGCTAGAGCGGTTAGTTCAGCAGGGAGAGAGAGATTAAAAAAGCGCAAGGGGAGTAAGAAATGATCAAGACTGACGTGGCCATGCCTAGAAATAAAGACATTCAGGAGAATGAAGATCATGAAGAGAAAGTCATTGCAAAACAACAGATCGAAGGCGCTAAGAGGGCGAAACGGATCGATGAACTTGCGTCTATCGGGGAAGAAAAAGAAGTTGAAGTCTCCAAGGAAGAAAAGGATGCAAAAGACTTGTCAGACTTTATCGAGATTATCATCAAAGTCAAAAAATCATAACGACATAGAATCACACGAAAATTCAATTTAGCTGTGCGGCCTGTATTGACATGGCTAAAATCATAATTCTACTATAAAGGAATGGGGGCGGGAAGCTTTAGGCTGTCGGCAGACATTGGCAAGTCATTAACCTTAAAATGCTATCACCTATCTTAGGGTTATTGACTTAACTGACACTTAGCCAACCTCCTGTCGGCCAATCCATCCATGGTAGTGTCCACTTCCTGCACTTAAATCATCTCAACGCGTGTATATCTTGTCTAGTGATGTAAGCGAATGTCTGGAGAAGTCGTAGTTTCCGTCAGCAACATTGTACATGACCACAGTGCCTCTGAAATGGTGATTGTTATGCTTCTTATAGTCTTCGTCATGATAGTAGCTAGCGCCGTTAATAAGGGCCTGTATGACCTCTTTTTTGCCCGTTAGCTGCTCAGCATAGTCAAAGCCTTGAGAATGGCCTGCAACGCAAGATGTGTGCTGTTTTAGAAGCAGCTGTCTTGCTGTTCCGATAGCTGTTGCCGACTTCTCGTTTTGGAAGTAGTGACAGAAAGCTACACCCTCAATCTCGTGTGGAACTAGGAACTCGTGTACGTGGTTAAATCTGGAATAGTCCGGCTCGATCATTTCCATTAGTTCGATAAGCTCGTCAGGCCCATATTCTAATGCTCTTGTTCTTCTGTATTCGTGATTACCCTTGAAAAAGTGCATTAGAATATGGGCCTGACGAG